ACTAACAAAGTTGGTATTGCCTTCTATTAAGAAACCGTGTTGAATACCATTAACACTTTGTCCTCTATAGAGAGGTACAGTAGCAGCATTTAAGTTATCTCCACAGAATAAGTTGAGTCTAAAGAACTTACTTCTTAGTCCGGCAGAATCTATAGTGTTACAAAAATTTTGTACTGCTGTAGCTGTAGCTAAACTAACTGTTCCTCCATTTTCGTATACTCTGGTAAGCCAGTTTCTCGCGTCAGGATTAGTAATACTATCAAACGTAGAACTTAAAACAGTCTGTTCTGCTCTAGACAGTGCCGCTTGGAAAGTTTGTATAATATCATAATAATTCTGTACATCAGTAGATGTTAATGATGACCCTATAGAATAACCTTGTAGCCTATCTAAATAATTAAATAGAGGCACGGTAGTCTGTCTGTTTTCCGCAAAAATACCAACAGGTGAAAGAGTCGTTGGAGGAATCGCATAAGTAGTTGTTAAATCTCTTTGTCCTATTGTTGAAGCTCTTCCTTCATATAAAGTAAGAACATTATTCGCATAACTACCGATATATAAGCCTTTTCTACTAGGAAATATTCTTGTTGTTGTAGTATTGGTTGGATTCAATAGAGAATTAGCCCATATACCCCAATTATATCCATCTAAACCAATTCGTAAAGAAAGTCCTGTACCAGCAGTATCCATTGCTCCCATTGGATAACCACCATTTGTCAAATTTTTACTATAAATAGAATAATGCATATTATTATTTAATGCACTAATACTGCCTGTTATTAAGCCTGTATTTAAAAATCTACGAGAAACGAACGAATTACCTGCAATTTCTTGAGTATTACCTAATAACCCTTGATTCTCAATATAATTAAAATCATCACTGTTAGAATAATATCCATATGAAACTGGCGTATTAAGATCTTTTGCATTTCCATATCTAATACCTAGTCTTGAAGAACTTCTATACAAAGGCACCAAACAACTATTAATAGTATCTCCACAGAATAGATTCAGTCTATAAAATTTGTTTCTCAACCCAGCAGCATCTATGCTGTTACAAAAATTATTTATAGCTAATGCTGTAGAGGAGCTTATAGAACCTCCATTGGCGTAAACCGCATCTATCCAAGATTTAGCTTCCTCATTAGTAACAGCAGCAAACTGTAACGAAGCTCTAGTTGAGAGTCCTCTTCGAAGAGATTGTTGAAAATTTTCCATGATAGTATCATATTTCGACACCTCTAACGCAGTCATGCTCTGTCCGACACTGTAGCCTTTCATATATGCGTAGTAGTAATTAGAGCCAGAAGCAGATGCTCCTGTTGTTCCAGTAAAGATTCCAACCTGAGAACTTTGATCCGTATATGGTATTGTAGATGAATTTTCGCCTAATAAAGACCCCTGTTCATAAACTTTTATAGAACTTAAAGAATCTCTACTAACCAAAAACAAACCACCAAAATAAGGAGTTTCAACCCCAGCATATCCTCCATAGTAACTCAATACGTTGTTACTGCCCTGTAGTGTTATAAAACTATTTCCTGCTCCAATAGCTGGTCTGTTGCCAGCATTATATGGATTTGTATCTATGTTGAATTGATTTTGATAGATCGCCATATGACCAGTATCAGATAATCCAGCACCACTCAATGTCAGGCCCGTTAATAAGAAAATGCCATTACCTCCGGTAGAGGATCCCGGTCCTGCTATAAGACCATCTATCTCTGTATAATTACTATTGAGAAAATTAGTATTGTTATCTATTCTAAAACCATAATAAGTTTCTGATGTTGGACCTAAATATAAAGGAGTCAAGCAAGCATTTAGATCATTGCCGCAAAATAGATTTAGTCGATAAAATTTCTTTCGTAATCCAGCAGCATCTATCTTATTACAAAAATCGTTAACACTATCAGCAGTTTTTTGACTTACGCTTCCTCCGTTTTGAAATACTCTATCAATCCAATTTTGTGCTTCTTTATTTGATACTTTAATATTATGTAATTTAATCTGTGATCCAATGGTTGACGGACTGCTTTCAGAACCTATGCCCCATTTATCTGATAAATAATTTTCCACAGAGGCTCTTTCAATATCTGTTAGCACTCTGTCATAAACTATGCATTCTGCAATATATCCTATCATTCTTCTACTATTATTGCCTCCGCCAGTTCTAGCTCCTATTTGAACCCTTGGGGAACTACCAGCTAGTGGAGCGCCAGTGCCAGTATAATATTGTTGAAAAAATCCATTTATGTACATATATGAATTAGTGGTTCTATTTTGCGTATATATTCCAGTGATAATAGATGGTTTTCCTAAAATAGACTGTATAGCATTGCTGGAAATTGAACCGCCCGCTCCTGCACCGTCCAAAAAGGGCCTATAAGCCGATTGATATATTATTCCAGGTCCACTATTGCCTCCGGTAGTATCTCCATAACATATAATTCCAGATAAATCCCCACTATGTAAATCAATTCTACAAACCACGATCATTGTACAGGGACTAGAGGTTTGTCTATTAACTAGTGATAAGAGATCGTCTCCTCCATCAAAATACAACGCTGGTTTGTCCTTAAAAATATTTGTTCTATATGTTGGTCTGGCAGACGCTGTGGATTGAGCAACATCTTGTCCTCCCGCCTTATCTGTCCAATATGCAACACTCTGTCCGTTTACTGTAATGTTGGTTGATGCAGTTGTATCTTGATATAAAGTATCAGGATCGTTAGCATCTAACCATAAAATACAGTTTTTTATATCTGTTGGAGAGGATATATTATAGGTTAAATTATCAATCTTCCATTTATTATATAGATATTTTTCAACTAGCTGTCTCTCTTGATCTGATAGTGTTCTATTATAGTAAATAAATTCACCAATAATAAAATTATTATGCCCTAAAAAAGTATAGGGAGAATTATAACCACTTAGAACTAGCCAACCATAGGAAGAACTCATATCTGCTGCCAACCCCACAGTACTAGATGGGGTTGCTAATTGTCCATTCACATATAATTTTGTAAAAGAGGAGTTTGTGCCACCTACTGTTTTTATCAAACTTTCTATTTTAGGAACAGATAGTTGGTATGGAGTATTATTATAGCCTAGTGTATTTGTACCCCCATATGTCACTGTATTGCCAGCATATCTTGATATTAATCTTAAAGCGTCTTGTACTCCTAAAGTAAATAATGTTGAACTAGTATTATTAACACTATAAGCTACAAAAAAACTAAATTCATGATTATTAGTAGTCAAAGATGGAGACTGTAAATAACTATTTATAGATGATTGAGTAAAGTCTATAGCTTTCTTATTAGACAATGTTCCTATCTTTGGGCGATTATCGTGATTCAGTTGAGATAGAAAAGTCTTTTCTTTTCCTTTGTCTTTTACATAGCCAATTTTATCACCAATATTTTTGGAAGTTTTATGTAAATTTCTATCAATCCCCCATTTTCTAGATAGGTATTGTTCTACTTTAGCTCTATTTTCAGCTCCTATATTAGTATTATATGTAATAACTTCTACTATTTTACCATTCATTACTATGCCACCAACGCCACCACCACCCTGATTACAATATCCTATGGTATGATAATTGCCTCCATTATATCCTAAGCCAGCTTGGGTCCATAAAACACTACCATCAAACCTAACAGTCATAGAAGACGCATCAGCTCTCATAGTTGTAATATGAACACCATTAGTAGGAATACCAACAGCAGTGCCTGTTGTTCTATTAGACGTAAATGCTCCAAATTGACTAGTATTTCCACCAGCATATCTATATATCAAATAATTCTGACTAGTTTGATATAATTCATAACTATTTGCATTATTAGGCTCAAATACAATATATACTTCTCCAAAATTAGGAAACGCAGCAGACAAATCTCCTATTAAGAAGTGATCGTCTGCACCATCAAACGTTATTGCTGGTAAGCCGTTTATAGTTCCAGAATAAGAAGGTCGATAAGATCCAATATCTTGCCTTGCGTGTCTATTATTGCCGCTTTTATCTCCCCAATATCCTATCGATCCACTAGATGTAGTCTGTGTATGTACACCTTGAATTCCCCACTTATTAGCTAAATATTTTTCTATCGAAGTTCTTTCAGAAAAAGATATTGTTCTATCAAAAACTATTATTTCTGCTATACTTCCTGGAAAATTATTATATGGAGTATCTCCTTCTTGTCCTATTTTTAATGTAGTATTGACTCTATCATAAGGATCAAAGTTAATAGAAGACACAGTACCAATGCCATTACCAAAAATACTTGCTTGTGAATTACTGTTAAATACCAAAGAAGCAATAGACCAATTATTACTATTAACAGGAAAATCTATGGCAATTGAAACAGAATTGGAGAAAAACGCTAATACTGGACCAGGATTTTGATAAATGCCTCTATACGTACCAAAAGAAATAACTCTACCGGCATTAATCGAAGTGCCGTTGTATTTACAAACAACAAATACAGATTGACTAATTTGCGAAGTAAGATTTGTTAATAAAGCATCATTGGTTCCATCAAAATTTATAACGTTTAAATTATTTTCGTTAATTGATATAGTGGGTCGATAATCAGATATTGATTGAATTGCATGTTTGTTGTTTCCACTTTTATCTTGCCAAGTTCCTACAGAACTAATACTAGAAGCAGCATCAAACAAACGACCCATACCCCATTTACTAGCCAAATAAGATTCTATTCTTGCTCTGTCTGTAGCCGATAGATCGGAGTTGTAAATTATAATTTCACATATATGTCCATTGATAACATTGTTATTGGCAACACCAACACTTTGTGTTCCAGGGTCCGCACCAATATAATTGTACGTGATAGCATATGGAGTTGTACTGGATTGTATGGTATTTGCGGATTCTCTTAAAGATGTGCCGGACGCATTTCTATTGAGAGATATTAATAATGGATCTATATTAACTCCATCAGATAGACCATATACAACAGCCGTAGTTCCAGGAGTAAAACCCCCATATGATGCTCTAAAACGACTAGCAGAAGAAGATGTAAATAAACTAGCTCCATATCCAGTAGGGCTATTTCCTGCCAGAATAACATGCCATTTATTAAATTCATAATTTGCTCTGGTTACAATAAATATTGTTTCAGTTGTTTGAGAAGGCATTCCAGATAAATTCAAATAATCATTCCAGCCATCAAACAATATGGCAGATTTACTATTTGTGACAGATGTTTGATACATTGGCCTATTATCTGT